TTATTTAGAATTTTTGTAAGATGGGAAAATGTTAATTAATTTTTCGTATTCAGCAGTATTAATATCATCATTAATTGGTTTAATTTTACCTTGTGATTCCATCAATCTTAATTTTTGATAAACAATGTTATAGTCTCCCGTATTTCCACCTACGATAAATCGACCATTATATAGATAGCCTTTTGTTCCCTTATATAGTCCTTCTACAACTGTTAATTTAATCATTTCGTCTTCCTCCTCTGTATTTAGTATTGAACTAGAATCTTCATTACTCACTGGTGTATTAAATAAGTTAATTTCTTCTTGACGACGTCGCCGCAATCCTTCCTCATATTCAGTTCCTTTATTAATATAATTTGCAAATGATTCAGTGATATAGCTATTAGAAACATCTCTATCCCAATTCCAATTTGCAAATACTCCCGTACCATTGTTATAAGTAAAACTTACCATTGCGTCAAATTGATTTTGATTAAAAGAACGGATAAAGTAGCTATTTACTGCACTTTCATAAACTTTTATATCTTTCCAAAACTGACTATCCGCTTGCGCTTGTGACCATCTAGTTACTCCTGGGATTAAACTTGTTTGCCCTTTTGGTTCAGCGTGCCCCCAACCAATAGTAATCATACCATCGCCAAGATCATAGGCTGTAAGTCGACAACCTTCAAATTTTTTAATTAGCGCTTCTCCATTTGATCCTAAGGTCGTAGCTTTTTCTTCATCAACCGGATTACTACCTGTTGAAATCCATTGATCTAAATTTAAAATGTCTGTAATAGGATCTTCACCAACATTTTTCTTTACGGGTCTGCCAGCCCAATTTGCTTGCCAACTATCAGAACCAATTTTTACCCAAACGTGTCCATATCCGCTACCGCCATAGCGATTAACTGCTATATTTAGTGTTCCTAAGCCTGTTTTCGCAATACCTTGAGGAACATACGTAGACGGAATATCTTTTGCATGTCCTCTTGCAGCATATGGATTAGGCGCTCCGAGAAATTCTAGTAAATTCTTAATTAAACTTACGCATTGGCCATCAAGAGAACGGTCTGACTTATCAATAGTTATTGTTCCAATAAGACTATCTAGATAACTCCGTACTTCTCCAATTGTTTTTACCACTTATATTTACCTCCTTAAATCATTATTCCGTGCGTCCACGGCGAACATATGTTCATAAATCTAGTATAGTTGAATTGACCTGTTTCGTTTTGTCAAATTTCGTACCAACCCAGTCGATAAGCAATTTCATGGATAAATTCTGTATCTCGTCGAGCAATTGTAGACTCGCTCAAAAACGTCTCACAAGCAACAAATTCATTCTTTTTATATGGATAACCATTTTTATATTTCACTAAAAAGATATCCTGTACATCCCTTGTAGAATCAGCTAAGATATCTTCTACCGTTTGTAAAAATAATTTATGAAATGCAATTTGACTGATAGTTATTTTTTCAGTTGGTTGCTCTACAGGGTATTCTAAAAAAGGATTACGATTCATTAACATAACATCCTCGTACTCTTGTAATTTTTTTTCAATATGTTGATAATCCCATAATAATTGTCGAATATGTTTTTTTATTCCAGCTTTCATTGTACCTCTCCTCTAACCACTTAATATTTTATTTGTAGAACTTTTACAGATAATAGAAATAGTATGTTCATCCTCCATGTATTCCTTTTATCCATCTACTCTTATTTTTGATCACATTCATTTTCAAAATCTAACTTATTCGTTTCTACCCCTCCTTTTTTTCCCATTTATCAATAACTGTCCACCTCCTAGATTATTTTATATACAAAAATAGACCACTCCTTAAGCGATCTATAATGACAAAACTTATTCTTTTTCTTAGATTTAAGCGATTCTGTTTTTCCACTTAAATATACTTAACTTGATTTAAAGATATTGAACATTCTATTTTTTAAAACTTAGCTATATAAACAAGCATCTATAGCATTGATAATTCATTTTTAGCGATTCTTTATACTACTAATTTATCATGTTGACTATACTAAAATTTCCCAATAAATTCCCAATATGAAGTTACTTCTACTTATCTTCCAAAAATACAATTTTACTACGTAACTTGTGTTCACTAAATTCATTTGTTTATATCCTACTTTATACTCACCTATACTATCCTTACCTATACTATCCTGTGTAGCCATTTGGTAGCCAAATTAGTAACCAGCTTCTGCCATTTTTAAACTCTTATTTACAAAAAATATAGTCAATGATTCTATTTAAAAATAAAAGGAGCCTAACATTCTTTCAAGAAAGAATGTTAGGCTCCTTTTATTCAGACAATTTCAGCCACTCCTTGCGATTGCAATAGGACATAGTTTTTACAAAGACAAAATGATAAAGCAAACCGTAAGCTAGCCCCAACATATTTAACAAAATTCTTAAGTAAAGACTTGTTTCTAGCCCAAATATCATAGAAGCTGCCATGATAGCACCAACACAATTAAAAATCGTTTTACTTTTATAAGATGTGCATAAGCCTAAACAAAGTCCTCCTAAAATACCAAGTAGGTTCGTTGGTATATAAAATAACAAGATAGCCGATACTAGAGAACCAATAACGACCCCTATTATTCGTTCTTTTGCTCGTTCAGACAATTTAAACGTATCATACCCAGAAAATAATGACGAACTAGCAAATGTTGCCCACATAAAGCGGTCAATCTGAAGGTGCGTTCCTATAAAAAGTAATAAGCTAATGCCTAAAGCGTAATAACCAAACCAAATATTTCTTTGATTAAAAAAACCATTTTCTGTAACCATCTGTATAAAAGTAATCTCTTGATCCAATTTTTTATGTTTCACATGATAAACAAAAGCTAAAAGTAGATAAGCAAACACTAATACAAAGAAAGTTTGTTCTAATTGCTGAAACGATTGATAGTGAACCGTGCCAACTAAATATAAGTAGGAGAACGTATACAAGCCCGGATTACCCATTTTAGGGTTTTTACCAGTTAAGAAAAACAATGCCAGCAAGCAGATAAAATGAAGGCCCAATTGTAAAAATGATACAGAAATCAGTGAAATTAATGGACTAACACCTAGAATTGTTAACACGATTCCTAAACTAAGCAAGGCCTGTTTTTCCCTGTAGCCATATGAGACGAAACGGATACTCAACAGCAAACAAAATAATACAATTGAAAAAGGCGCTACAGCTTTTCCAAAGAAAAAAGTAATCGTCGACACCCATAAAATCGCAAACGAAACTAATAAGATATCCCTTATTAACAAGGCGCGCCAAAAATATCTCCGCTGTTTTTTAGTATCCGCTTGATGAATTTTTTGTTTTAAAATAAATGGATCTAACTGCAATAATTGATAAAAAGTCACCTAAAATCATCTCCTAAAAATCGACTCTTCTCAATTCATTATTCCAACTTTTCCTTCTATGAAATCAGAAGAAAAGTAGTTGTGACGAACATTTTACTACAACTTTTTTTCTGAATCAATACATGCTTTATTTCTTAATTCAATACCTCTCCCGATACGATTTGCTTACTTCATAAAAAATAAGCCTAGAAAAAATCAAAACGATTAATTCTAGACTCAAAATTAAATAACTGTTGAACAAAAGCTAGCGCTTTTTTACATAAACTTTTCCAACAGATCCATTTCTTTTTCTAATTCTTTTTCATCATACTTGTCATACTTACCAGCTTCGTGTGCAATTTTTTTAATCTCATGAATGGCTTTTTTTTCAACAATCCATTTCTTCATACTATGTTTTTTTGTATCCTCATCTAGCGAGCTCAACTCTTCTAAACTTGCATCCAATTTGTTCAAAACGTCGGCAATTTTTACTAATGCTTGCGCTTCTTTTTCTTCATAGTTTGACATAATAGACACCTCTTCTTAAGTATTTTTCTACTTTAAGTGTACGTCTCTGTCGTTTTATTTGCAACTAATAACTCAACTGCTTCTCAGTACGGAGGATAAGGGATTCGAACCCTTGCACGATGTTACTCGCCTAACGGTTTTCGAGACCGTCCCCTTCAGCCAAACTTGGGTAATCCTCCCTCTACATTCCATCTACAAATGAACATGTAATGAATCAAAAGATAAAAAGCCTAGACCTTTACACAACAAGGATTCTAGGCTCTATCTAAATAAATTATTTAGTTTCACGGTGTAATTTTTCTGCAACACCATATTTAGACAGACTAGAACTCACAAGAGTTTGCGTAATATCACTTTAATTCAAATTAGCAAAATAGACTATAACAACAAGATAAAATCTACATCAAAAAATAAAAAAAGGCAAGCGAATAGATATATAAATTATACCGAATAAACAAAAAAATCCCTACCTCTCACAATGAGAAGTAGGGATTTATTATGGACCATACAGGACTCGAACCTATGACCGAACGGTTATGAGCCGTTTGCTCTAACCAGCTGAGCTAATGGTCCTTAAGACAAAGCAATCCTCTCGCTTATATAGGAGAGGATTGACTCATACTATATTGATTGTTGTTAATTGCGGATTCAACGATACCATTATATTAGATTCTAAAATAGTCCTCGCAACTTTTTGATTCGATGCCACAGTTTGTGTAACTGCATTCAAATACTCTTCGCAAATACTCCTAGGGATAGTTAACAAATCAGACGGTACAGACAGACCTTCCAATAAAAATAATCTATCGCAATCAATTAATGTTGTTTTCAAAAAAGGGGATTTTAGTCTTTCTTCATCTGGCGAAACTTCCACTTTATATCTAGGAGGCTTACCAGGAATTAGATGTTTTGGTTTTTTTGATGTACAAACTAAAAATCCTTTGCAATTATTATTTCGCTCAACGCATACATACATATGCCTCTTCTTCACTAAGCCGCTTTCTATATTAGGATAAGGTACTTTTAGCTTTAACACATCACCTTCAATCGTCAACTACTATCACTCCATTTTCTATAGAAATATATACAGGATTGTCTAACTCTTGCTTAGATAGCTCTTGCAGTGATGCTTCTAGTTCTTCAGTTAGTAATTCTTTTTGTTTTAAATCAATTAAGAACTTCATATTATTTACGCTAATTATTTCCCAATTATTTATTTGTTCTAAGGAATATAAATCATATAAATTTCTTGCTAAAACTTTGTCATTCTCTGAAAAATCAAAGCTATTCAATCTAACTTGTTTTTCACCAGATTCAATACGCGCTTCTTTAACTTTCCAAACATCAAAAGAATGAGACAAATCAGAAAGTTCTGACTCGGATAGTATAGATACAAGAAAAGCTGCTTTTTTAGCTATATCCATATCAATTGATATGTCTAGAGCGTTGAATTTTTCTTTTGTTTCGTCGTATATTGTTAACAAATGATTCTTAAACTCACTATATCTATACGTATAATCTCCATAAACATCAGTAAAAACAGGTCCATTTTTATATCCTGTAAGATACGACATATCTACATCATCATTCATAGCAAAACTATAACTTTCATAAAAGAATAGAAACTTTTGTAATTTCAAACTAGAAAAAAACTCCATAGTATGATGCTTCATAAACCAGGCACACAACCCCATTTTTCTAATATTAGTGTTCAACATAAATTCTCACCTCTTTTTTGTCTAAATTTTCGTCGTGAAACAAAAATATGTTTCACATCTTAATACTATAAATATAACATTAGGTGATGTTCACTTCAAGGGGAACATTTCAAAAGAATCATACAAAACACGTATAAGTAACAAAAAAACACTTAAATCCATTGATTTCACCTTGATTGTAAGCAAATATTCTATATGTAATGTGCTGTTAAATAACAAAAAAAGAGCCGCCTTGGGGAAGGCGACTCAAGAGAAATTTAATAAGTGTATTCTTATTTTATATTAGAACTATCAATAGTTCAATGTTTGACCAGGATAAATTAAGTTAGGATTAGCTAATCCGTTCCGTTGTGCTAAAGCTTGATAAGTCGTGCCAAGTTTAGCCGCAATACTTGATAAATTATCACCATATTGGACTGTATAAGCGTTGCTTACTGCTGATCCATTGACTTTTAAAACTTGGCCAGGGTAAATCAAATTAGGATTAGACAATCCATTTAGCGAAGCTAAGATTTGATAGTCTGTTCCATATTGATACGCAATGCTGGATAATGTTTCGCCATATTGAACCACGTGTGTTGCTTCTGGTTGCTTATTGGGAACAGTTGTAGCATCTGGCAACAATTCAATATCGCCTTTGCTAATCCATGACAAGATACCTTCTAGCAATACTCTGCTTCCAGTTACTTCTTGCACTTTGTAGCTGTTTCCTTTTACCCAATCTGGAATAGCTTCACCAGTTGCCCAAGCATCGACATTAAATTTTACTTTGACGGTATCACCAACTTTAACATCAGAATTCGGTGTTTTTTCGATTTCTTCACCTGCATCTGTTGCTGGCGTGTCCGTTTCTGGTTTATTGGTATCTGTATAACCACTATCCGTAATTCCTGTTAAATCTACGTTACCATCTAAACCACCTGCAATATAAGCGGATGTGAATTGCCAAATGCCAATACCATCCATGCTTGGGAAATAAGCATACAATGGATTTGGTGACACACCATCAATAGGATACGCAGCAATCCATAAAGAGTTAGGAAACTCTTTGATGATTTGTTGATAGTTTACATGATTTAGTGTAAATGGCTTATAGCTGTAATACATTGGAGTATAGCCAGCCTGTTTGATTCTGCGCATACCGTACAAAATTGTCTCTGTATTTGCTGCTTTTTCGGCATCTGAACTTACATATCCTCCATATCCATCTGGAACACTAGCCAACGCTCCATGTTCAAAGTCTAATGCAACGATGGAATTTTTAGGCGTTTGAATACGCGGCAAGAAGTAATCCATTGTTGTTTTCGCAATATCCATGTTTCCCCAAGTGTCATACCAAATGTAGGTATGCGCACGTTTGCCTTGGGCAATAGCACTTGCTACTTGCGTTTTATAGGTATACTGCTCGTAAATACCACTAGCATTGTAGCCACCAATCTGGGCAATAGCGAATTTATCATGCGCATAGCCAAAACGACCTTGTTCGCCTTGATAAATCGCCCAGTCAACGCCTTGGTCACCTTTTGCAGCAAATACATTTAAAGGCATAAAAAATAGAGCGACAAGCGCTCCTACTAAAATTTTCTTTTTCATTCGTTTACTCCTTGTCTTTTAAATTATAAGCTGACACGCCTGTTATTACTCCTAAAAAAGTTGCAATAGCATTGATAGTTAAAACAGCCATATCTGTTTGTTGCCAACCGTAGGCTTTGCCTAACGTTGCTACTAAAACAGAACTTGCAGGAAGCACAGTAAGCACTCCCCACTTGATGATTTTGTAATACTTGTCTGGTAATATCATTTCTAAATTCCTCCTAAGTATTTCGTGATTAAATAAACAGCAACAGAAACACCAATTCCTGCAATTGTCCGCCATGTCCACTTTTGATTTTCTTTTATTTCCGCAATATCGCCTTCATTGTTTTTGGCCATTGAGAGCGCTATGTCTGCTTTCTCTCTTAATTGTTCATGATTATCCAACTTTGTTTCAATCCGTGCCAAACGATCGACGATTTCAATTAAAGGCTCATCTTTCAAGTTATCGTCTCCATTCCTGTAACAAAAAACCGTCTAGCTTTCGCTAAACGGTTCCCCACAAATTTTTGTGTATTCTTCTTCGGTTAAACAATTCATATTCACGTAATCAACTAAATCCTGTTTTGTATAACAATTCCAATCATACAACTGTTTAATATTATCGAAACCTGGAAAAACATTCGTTTTCATCTTATTCCGCCCCTTTCGTAAGTTCAGCTACTTGTTTCATCAATTCACCAGTCATTCTTTGAGTTTGTTGAATAACTTGATTTTGCTGAGAAACTTGCTTCATTAGTTCAGCATTCTGTTTTTGTAAAAGTTCCAATTCCGTAGGTGGCGTTGGCTCTGGTTGTGGTGCATTTTCTGGATCATGAATCAATTGTGCGCCATCATAACGCCAATTCATGAAATCTAATGGTTCTTTTTTTACTTCAAGTTCAATAGTATCTGGTTGTTCCATTGTAGAATAACCTTCTAAAAATCCAATTTTATTTTCAACCCAAATCTTCATTTATATCCCCCTAGAATTCAAAAACTTTCGTAAGTACCCATCTGTTTTGTGGTGCTTCACCATTTGCAACATGCCCTGTGATTTCATTTTCATTAATGTATACGTATTTTGACACTTGTTTTGTTTGTGTTCGGTTTGTAATTAAACAATTAATCGCATTACCAGAAGCATGAAGCAAATGAGCTTTAGGTATGAAACTATAATTATAGTCCCATGGTTGAGCTGCAGCAGGCGAGCCCTCATAAGGTTGCCATACCAATAGCCAACCATTGGTGCAATCAGTTAATTTTTTCTTTGGTGTAATTTTTTGAGCATCATTCAACACCCCCACTCCCGACCAAAGTGCGGTCTCTTGTGGTATTTTTTGATACATTTTATCCGTTTCTGCTTTAGTTGGATAGTTTTCTAATCCATCGACAGCTTCTACCACAGTTGCCATTGCTTTTGGCTCATTGTTTTCCATTAATTGAACAATATCCATTAAACTTCACCCACCTTTTCAAATGTGAAAACTGGCAATGCATCCAGTTTTGCTTTATCAGCTTTAGACATTAAACCGTCTTTTTCAGCAGTAGCATTACTTGGTAGTGTTGGAATAACAGTAGTGTCAGGCAACGCTTTTACGTCAGCAGCATTCAATATGACTTCGCCTGTATGACCATTTACAGATGAAACAGTACCTGCTCCAGCATCACCAAGTTTTGCATCCACAAATTCATTTAATCCAACAACACCAGTTGTACTAGTTTGTACATCAATAGCTACGCCGTCTTTTTTAACTACATATAAATCAGGCATTTGATTCTTCATCTCCTTTTACTTTTTCAAATTCCACACTAGAACCACCTAGTTTACCTGCTTCATAATCTGCGATGATTTGTGTGATTTTTGAATATTCTTCTTGAGATATCATCACACCATCTTTAGGTAAATCTAAATCTGCACGTGTAATAATTACTGGACCTGATCTTCCGTTAACAGATGAAACCATTGATTGCCCGCCCATCATTTCTAATAACCCAATGACCGCTGAGGCATGTGTCATCGGAAAATATTGACGTTTAACGCCTTTTTCATCTGTTTCCATCATTCTTTTTGATTCAATCATTTACTAACACCCTCAATTCTAAACGTGTTTTGTTTTTCATCATCAATTTTAGCAATAATCAATGCGCCATCTTTCATCGGACGGTTAACATTACCGATTACTTTCACTTGATGATTGGTTGAAAATGAATCATCTTGAAGAATTTCCAGTGTACTTACATTGCCATGTTTTAATGTAAATAAGCGTTCCTCTAATCTCTGATACAAATAATCCATATCCGACAACAAACGCTCTGAAAGTGAATTGTGGCGCACTCCTTGTATGTCTACACGTGCATCCATTAATTCGACTAACATTGTGCCGCCTGGATCAACAGTTTTTAAAATATCTTTGATTGATTCGAACCATGAAGTGAAATCTGTTTTTTGCGCATCTCGCCACGCTTCGAACTCTTCTTTTCTAGCATTCATCCAATCAGTAAAATCGCCCTTATTTTCGTTGATAAAAGCAGTCATGTCTGCGATTAAATCTTCAATGGACTGCCAATAAGAACCCATTTCACCTTCTGTTTTAGAAACAGCATTCACAACAAAGTAAGAAAAGTTCTGCGTTGAGCCAATTAGATTGTCGCCTTTATGAATACTGAAGTATGCTTCCTGCCTGTGCAATGACTGCATAGAGTATTCATCAAAGGTATACTGGATAATCCCTTTTTTGGCATTCACAATTTTTACTGCTCGTTGAATCGGATATTTGTTATCAATAACTGATTCAAAAAAAACTTCGCAACCTGTTAAATCAAGTGGCAAAGCATTTTCAACTAATATAGCTTCTAAAACTTCGGTATTTCGGTTCCCTTGCCGTACATTTTGAATGCCAATGTAATTGTATGGCTCAGTGGTGCTTAGTGTCGCTTGCCATTTAACCATTTATTCACATCCTTTCTAAAAATTAATAACATCACGCGGATTAATTCTCTGCCACTGTCCACCTTTCCATACTTCAAAGTGAAGGTGAACGCCAGAAGCTAATCCAGTTGCTCCCATGATTCCCACACGTGAATTAGTTGTTACTTTGTCTCCTACTGACAAATCAACAGAATCTAAGTGACCATAATAGGTCCAGTAGCCATCATCGTGCTTAATTACTACATAATTTCCCCCTGTTCCGTCATAAGTAACGGTTTCTACTGTGCCACTACGTGCTACGTAAACAGGTGGCATACTTCCAGCAGGCATCGATGCAATATCAATACCACCATGAATCACATTTGTTCCCCAGCCAATCTCATCCCATTCTTGAGTGATAGTGTAGCTAGAACGTACAGGATTAACCCACTTGTTAGTCCCTGGTTTTAAATTGTGTAGCAACTCATACCAATATTGGGCCATCGGAATTCGTTCTGGATGTGTGACCGCTGGGCGTTCAAAGTTTGCCTCGAATGCCATAGTAGCGGTACCTATATCTGTTAATGCTTTAAATTGTGCAACAGAATATGGATAAGCTGCCGATGGAATGTATTGGCCATTATGCATATGCCAATCAAGTAACTTCAACTGTGTGGTAATATTTCGATAGTCTCCACTGATTCCAGCTTGACCTAGCAAACGTTGCACATAAGCACGGCCGCTTTCACCAGCAATTGGTGATGTCCATTGAACTAACCCGTATCCAGGACCTCCGCCACCTTCATCGATATCGGGCATGATTCCAGATTCTTGATCCATGTTCCCTAAAATCCCAGCGGTTGCTTGTTCGCTGTATCCTTTTGATTTCAAGAACTGCCAAACCGCCCAAGCATTTTTCTCTTTTTCGGTTGTTAGCTCTGGTGGTACATCACCATCATTGCCGCCTGATCCATCACCAGGTATTACTTCTTTACCTCCGACAATCAATCTATCAACTGTTATAGTTGATTTGCTTCCTTTTGGTCCAAAGAAGTTAAAATTATTTCCAACAAAGAACTGTGTTAGACCAGTAATTAAATGACCTGCTCCTGATTGATTAGATAATCCAATAATTTTCTGAGGGTTATCTGCGACCAGTAGTAACGAATTACCATCAGATACTACAAGATTTCCATTAACATCTCTCAAGTCTGGAAAAGGATTCCCTTTTGTTCCTATTGAGCCAATGTGGCTATTGCCATTCCAGAATTCTAATCCTTGCTTAGTCAATTCCATTATTTTCGTTTTCCCATTCCAAGCTTGCAGAGCGCCGTTAACTAAACGCAAAATATCTCCATATGCATTGAATGACGTTTCAAAAATATCCGATCTAATTTTACCTGCTCGGATAAAGTCAGCATTTAAAATACCATCAATGGTCCAAGCATTTCTAAAGGGGCCTTTCCATCCAGTAGTTGAAAAACCGATACCTTGGTTATTAATGGCGATGACATTTTTTGCAGTATCTGTGGAATCTGTATCCATAAAATAAAGCGTATGTGGCCTATTTTTAGGATATTGAAGAATACTACCACCTTTCACGCCATTGATTAAATCGGTAATGTAATCAATAAAATTACTCATGTAGTCTTTTTTAGTTAAGGTTTTAATTGCTTCTTGAAAATCTTGACTTTGCTGTTTATAAAAAGCAACTTGGATATCTCCAGCAGTAATCTTTATTGTTTTTTCTGCTAAAGCATCATAGACAATCCCTGTAACTTTCGTTTGAATGTCAATATCATAAAACTTGTGATACACAGTGAACGTATCGAATAAATTATAGTTTCTCATTTTCGCAAATTCTTTTGCTTCTTCTGAATCCGTGAGTTTCTCAATTTCTAGTTCAATAGAAACTTTAGGCTTATCACTTCCTGGATATAATGTAGTGAAGTATTTACCTGCTACTTTATTTAAGCTGGATAAATCTTTTACTCCTTGATCTTCAGTAAACTGAACATATTGAGCGTAAACATCTGGATACTTGGTAATATATTCGCTTTTAACCGCATTTCCATAAATCCGTTGAGAAGTTCCGTCTGCACCACTTTGAAGCTCTGCAAATGGTAAAACTTTAGTAACAATTGATTGCCAATCAAATTTAATGGTTAATCCTTTTAAATCTTTACCATAACGAACAGTTCCAACGTTATCTCGTCCTCTACGTCTTAACAAAGATAATTTAAACGGTTCTCGTTTGATTTCTCCTCCCCAGTATTGAAGCAAAGAACCTTGTTCACCAGCAATACAATTAAGTACGTTTCTAGCTTCAAATATCGTACTAGAAGCTGTGTTAATATCAGAATGAAGTGTGATATCGCATGGTTCATCCATGTTCTGTTCGATTAATTTCATTGCTTCTGAGCCATTACGATTATCAACTGTCACTAGCCTTACTTGTCTATTTCCTAGTTTGTAAGTACGAGATTGAGCATAAATGACAATACTATTAGTAAACGTATCTTTAAACGTTTGTTTGATTTCGAAAATGTGGTATTCTTCTAAGTCATTTGGCTTTGCTTTAATTTGATAGCCATTTTCGAAATAATCACTAAATCTGCTAATCGCTGGATAGTCCATTTCTAGTTCATATTTTCCGTTTGCTTCTTCAGTGATTTCGCAACGTGTCGCATCAATAAGACGTCCTAAGCCGTTTGTTGTAAAATCTTTTTCTCCAGGTTTAAAAATAACTGGAATCAAACTTTCCGCCTCCAATTAGGCTGAACCTTAAACTCTGTAACTTTTCCAGTCCAGCGAAAAATATTTTCTCCACTTTTTAAAATTGGGTAATCTTTGAAAAGTGTTTTATGATCCAAAATTTCAAAAGCTCCACCTGAGTTTCGATAAGCTTCTTGTTTTTCTGAATCAATAATGATGTCTCCAGCAATCGCTTTTAATGCGTATTCCTGATTATTGATGAAAAAAGAAATATCCCCAGAACCAAAAATCTGAATAGTAGGTTCTGAAGGATATTTTTCTGTGTTTATTAATTGTTTAGGATTACTTGTCCAATATTGGCCAATACGATTTTTTTTGAAAGGTCTGATACTTACAGTAAACTCAAAAGGAATTAAAACCCCTGTTTTTCTTGTTCCTGTAAACTTTGGTGGACTTGTTACGATGGCTTGATAAATGTAATGTTCATCAAAATAGACGATAAAGTCTGAGTAGTTTCCCATATCGAGCCAGAACGAGATTTCATCTTCTAAGAAAGAAACTTCTTGTAAATTTCTTGCTTTCGCATAGCATGTAATGGTGCGTTCTACATTTTTATAATACTCAAAATCAACAGCTATTGAATCATTACCCATTCGCTCCCTAAGCTCTACTACACGTCCCGCAGAAAGTCGTTCAGGTCTTTCTCTCATAAACACATTGAATTCAGAGCTATGTTTTCCATTAAGAAAAAACTGACCTCTTTTAAATTCCACCAAAAGCACCTCCTACTGCATCGCTATCTCTATTTTTGACAACTTGAATGTATTTAACTAATTTTTGAGCCATGCTCATTAATTGCTTATCATCTAATTCACCCATTGCTTGTAAATTAATGTTAAAAGTATCACCACCAAAGGTAGTCGTTGCATTGCTGTTGTTCTTATCTGATTTAGATGTTTGAGATTCCCGTTGATTAACATATCTGCCTGTGACAGAAAAGTCCGGTAATTCTGTTGGTAAATCAGCCATATTTTTAACAGATTTATCCAAAGTTCCTTTTTCTTGGTCAATGCCATCCACAACACCCAACACGATATTTTTACCTATCATGTCACGCATCCAACGTGAAGGAGAATGAATTTTCAAAGCTCCTTTAATCCCATCCTTAATATTCCCAGCAACTTCTTTAATTTTTTTTCCAACAGCACCAATCATGGACCCGATACCATCGACCAAACCTTGAATAATGTTTTTACCAATTTCAAATAAATCAACATGTTTTAAATCTTCAAAAGTTTGTTTTACATTCGACACTGTATCACTGACACTTCTTGTGAGATTATTCCATGCGTTTTTAGCACCTTGCACCATGTTGTTGAAGGTATCTATTGTGCCATTTCTAATTCTATACCAGGTTTGAACAACACCATCTTTTATTCCAACCGCCGTATCAATAAGCCACTGTTTGAAATTGGACCATGTATCTTTTGACCATTGAACAGTTGCATTAAATGTATCAATGGTTCCTTGTTTTAGGTTGTTCCAGCCATCGATCACACCATTTTTAATGTTTTCTACTGTTTCGAAGAACCAAGTTTTCAAACTTTCCCATATTCTAATTGCTTCAAATTTAATATTTATCCACGTTTCGATGATAGAATATTTAATTTCAATCCAAACGTTGATTGCTCCATATTTGATGTCAATCCAAAGTAAGGTGAAAAATAACTTCACATCAATCCAAATCTTTTTAATTGTCAACATCAATCCATTAAAAATAGAAGTGACTGAATAGGAAATAGCTGTGACAGTGTTATAAAAGATATTTTTAATGCCAAACCATATTGTTTGAGCTGCTTCAGCAATATTATCCCAAACGGCAATCATATTTGCTTTTGCTTCTTCCCACCCACCTGTAATCATTGATGTGATGAAAAGTATTGGAGCTAACAGAACATTTTTTAGAATGGTAACGACATTTTCAGCGATCATTTTGACATTTTCAATGTTCGCTTTCATAGCGTTAACAACCATCTTGAACGCATTTTTGATTCCTGTTATATATGGACCCATGTATTTCCATACAAAATCAAAAGCTTTTGTGAAAACATCTGATATTGATTTTCCAACACCCTTAAACCAATCTTTTGCATTATCAAAGCCGTTTTTAAAACTTTCTCCAACACTTTTAGCACTATCAGCAGCACCCTGCTTGATGTTTTCCCATGTGTTTTTTGAGCCTTCTTTTGTTGAATCCCAAAGTCCACTAAAGAATTCTTTAGTCCCAGTCCATTTATTTTTAACCCAGTCGGCTGCGTTTCCAGGAGCTTCTTTCATCCATGTACCAGCATTCGAAAAAGCTTCTTTTGTGCCATCCCACATATTGCTGAAGAATTCCATTGTCGAATCCCAAGCTTTTACAACTACATCAGCAGCGCTTGAAATGACCTCCTGGATATTTTTCCAAATATTTTTAACAGCATCTCTAAAACCTTCATTAGTTTTCCAAAGATAAATAAACGCTGTGACTAACCCTACTACAGCAGTTAAGATTGCAACAAAAGGATTTGATAGCATTGTCTTATTTAAAATTGCTTGAGCTATCGAAAGTGCTTCTGTACCTTCCCTCCAAGCTTTAAATGCTGCATTTACTTTATTCACAAGCATCAACGTACCAATGCTACCAGCTAAACCTGCAAGCAGCGGTGCATAAGGTTTTAACGTATCATACAATGTTTTAACTGTCTTTATCATTGGCGGAATCATTTCAGCAAACTTAGATAAAGCCGCTTCCATCTTTGCGCCTTTGTCAGCAATGATTTCACTAATACTTCCAAAGCCCGCACTTTTTAAACCTTCGTCAATTTTAGTAACAACATTGGCCACGCCACGAACGATCGCAGTTTTCATGTTAGCCAATCCGGTTTTAATACCTGCAGTAGAGTCTTTAGCAATCTGTTCTAATGATTTAAGACCTCCTCCGCCTTCTTTATTCAATTTAATTAGAGAGTCTTGAAATTCTTCAACTGAAATTGAACCATCAGAGAGACCTTCTTTCATCTGACCAGCAGTTAACCCCATTTGTTTCGCTAAAGCATTCAACGCTGGACCCAAACCACTGTTAATCATTGAGTTCCAAGTTTGCGCATCTACTTTACCATTTGAGAACGATTGGGACAGCTGGATAATAGCATTGTCTACCATCTCTGCAGACCCACCAAAGCCGAGGATACCATTATTTAAAGCTGCGAAAATCTGTTCTGATTTTCCTAAGTCATTTGTAGACGAAGCAATTAATTGAACACCTTTAATTGCGCTGTCTAAAGGTGTAGGTAACCCTTGGATACTCTTCTTTAAGCTATCCATTGTCTTTGATGTTTCACCAGCTGAAAAACCCATATTTTCAAATACACGGTTTGCGTTATTTAACGTATCCACGCGATTAATGGCCCCATCGATGTTGCTGGTAATCAGCCCAATTCCTTTTGAAATAATTTTAGTTGCTCCGCTGGCTAAAAAGTTACCAACAAATGACGTCCAAATAGATCCAAGAGAGCGGCCGCCTTTTTGTCCTGTTCTGTCAACCTCTCCATCAAAACCTTGCAACTTTTTTACTGCCGAATTTAGACCTTGGGAGAATCCTGATTCATCTAGTATCATTTTTAAGACTAAGTCTTCATTGTTCAATAAGTACCCCCTCCCTTCTTAGAACATTGTGTGTTCATCAAGGAATTTAAGCTCTTCAAATTCTTTAACAGCATCTCTGAACGCATAAAGCTTCATAAGTTCGTTCAAGTCTGTATTCTCAATTTCGTTTAGTGTCCACCCATTTTCAAGCAACGTAATTTTTAATTCTGCTTCTCGGTACTGTGGACTAAATTTAAAATGAGGATGATAAAGGAGATCTGTTACTTTTTTTTCTGATCAGAATAAACTGCATCATAACCGCTAGAAACAGACCCTAATAGTTGCCCCGTAATTTTTAAGATTTCACGTGCATCCATTCCGTCAAGAAATTCTTGGCCCGTAAATTGACCTTCAAAAATAACTTTTGCGATAAAATCATAACACTTACGCAAGACAGGCCGAATTTCCTCCATGTCGTTTGTTTTGACGATTTCTTCTAGTTCTACTTGTAATTCTGTTGCATCTTCCATAACAGATCCTGGTAACATTTCAGCGGATTTGAATTGTTTAGTGGTGAAATTGCCTTCTTCATCTTTCAAGTAAAGTTTAATTGTCGTTTGTAATTTGCTTGCCATTTTTTTATTCCTCCATATAAATAGGACGACACTTGGCCGTCCTTAAATTTTATTATGCATTAACTGTTACGCTGCATTCAGCTTTATGGTTGCCATCTTCAGTAGTGACAACAACAGTTGTGGTTCCTGCTGTTACTGCTGTAACTTTTCCTTGTACAGGTGTTACTGTTGCAATTGAAGTATCATTTGATTTGAATGAATAGTTTTTGTTTGTTGCGTTTTCAGGTGCAATTGTTGGCGTTAGAGTTGCAGTTTCACCAACCGTTAGAACTAATTCCGTTTTATCTAAAGTTACACCACTGACAGGATTTGTAGACTCTTCACGTGGATTAGTAACCTTAGTAAACCAATTTTTGATCATATCTAAGTCAACACCATCATCGTCTTCATCGACTGAATACATGTATCCGACACCAGGCACATCAACAAATGAACCTGTCCATTCTGGATGAGTGTAAGATACTGAACTACCTTCTAGAGTTGATGATTCATCAGAAGTCAATGCAAATTTTCCTTTATAAAAAATTGTGTAGCGATATTTACCATTTGATTTACGACGGCGATAAGCAAATGCTCCATCTGGTGCAATATCATCTGCGGATCGTAAAACACCGCCTTTCAATTTTTCACCACCCGTAATTTCAGCTAAAACTTCATTCTGGTATCCATTTGTTTCCAAAGTAACTTCTGCACCACCAAATGCAACGTACTGATCTTGAACTACACTATCGCCATAGTCAGGCGTTGTTTCTGTTGTAACATCTGGTTTGATACTTACTGCAGTCCCGATTGTTGTTGGCTCTCCGTAGATTGGGAAAGTACCTGTGTCATCTGTTAGTGGGAACCAGGTTGGTTTCTCCACAGAAATGACACTTACATTTTTTTTAACTGCCATCTATTCTTCACTCCATTCGATTAATTGAGGAAAAGCAACATTAAAATTAATATGTTGAATTCCATCTGTTTTAAATGCTTGATAATCTTCTGGAAATAGTTCGTTTCCATCTAGATTTAAGACATTAAAAAAAGCCCCACAGCTTTCTGTCAGACTTGTTACTAATTGTTTATTTTTCTTGCTATCAACTAACGCAATATCAACGTTATATGCTTTATTCTGAACGTTTTGGCCAACATTATCAGTCATGCTTTCTTCTACGCTTAAAACAAAATAAAACGGTTCTGACGATTGCATCACATCATCAAGATAGATAGGTGCATCCGAGAACTGTTTTATTTTGCTAGTAAGCATTTTTAAAATTTTATCGTACATACTCTATCCTTTCTTAGCAATGACAATCGCCATTTGTTTAAACCGTTTTGGAATATAAGTTGCATGAGCTAATTTATAAGACTTTTGCAACATGAATCGCCCTTTTACAAATCCACCATTCTTAGTTCGGTGCCCATCGTTTACATATTTAAAATATTTTTCATTGTTAATTAAGGCGCCAACAATTCTACCACTTGATGTTTTTCTAGCTTTAATGATTCTGTATCCACGTCTTAAATCACCTGTTTTAATCGGCGTAATAGGTACAATTAACTGATAAATCTTCGCTAAGGAATCATTGACCATCGCAATACCTTCTTTTTCAGCAATTGGTGTCATTTTCTTCAAATTTGCAATAACTTTGTCAGCGTTCGAGGTCATTCTAAAATCACTTTTACTCATCGATTGCACTTCCTGTCAATGTTACTTCGATGTGGCTTGCATAGTTAAAGGGTTTCTTTGCGAACAAAATATGCTTTTGACCTGTACTTTGAATGACCGTGATTCTGTCGGCCTTTTTCACATCTACATCAGGCATTAAGAATAATTTTTGATCTTCGTAAGTGATATTAAAGGTCCCTTTGTTTTCAACAACTGGTAAGCTTCCAGCGCTACCCAAGCCACTTTGGGAAAGAGCACACTTTAACTTCCCATCATGAATTGGTGAATAACCTTGTTCCGTAATACCTGTTTCAAGATTTTCGATATCACTCATTCTTTCAATGACACAAGTGTCAAGATAGGTCATTGCCAAAATATCCGCTTCATTCAATAGAAAAACACCCCACTATCACAGCCAATTAAACGTTTAATAGTGTCGCTGTAATTGCCAAGCAACGCTGTTATACTCTGCTGCGTAGTTGCATAGCTAATAGATGTATCACCGCGCTTAATGCTAGTTACAGCTTGTTCCGTTTCGCTTTTAAGTGATTGATACAAAATCTCTGTGATTAACGAATTGAATAACGCCCAATCAATTTCAATCTTGCACGTGTTATATGAACTGATTTCTAAAAGAACAAGGTCTAAGACAGACGAAATACGTTCTTTTGCAACGTTTGGCAACATCGTTTGAATCAATTCAATTATTTTTTGTTTTTGTTCGTCTGTCATATAATCACCTAAATTTCTGTTAAATCTGCAGCTTCTTCTAAAATTGCAATAGCTTTTTTATCAGAAACACTCACTTCGATTTTTCCGTCAATTGCTGTAATAAATTTACGTGTTTCAGGATGAACAAAACCAACGAAATTTTTATTTTTTAAAACTTTGAATGTTTTTGTTGCAGGTTTCACTTCTTTAGTTACTTCTTTTGTCTCTTCGATTACTTCTTCTTTGACCTCTGACTTTTTAACCATAATTATTCTCCTTTACTTTTTAATTATTCACCCGGGGCTGCAGTTGCAAGGTTTAAGATTGCCCCTGAATTTGAAGCGTTGTATTCAATCGTGTATTCACCAACTAAACCAATACGTTTTGAATCAGTTGTTTTAGCTAATTCCTCTGCGCGCCATTCACGTAACGGACGTAGCTCCACATAGTTTGTATCTAAAGCAATCATTGTTCCACTTGGCAGTGACGGCTCAATTAAAGCTGTACCTGATCCATAATTTGAAACAATTTTCCCTAGTTGCAATCCAAAAGCTACTTGATCTCCAAAGTTAAACACTTTAGTACCTGCTTTATCAACTTCATCGGTCATTAAATCAACCATATCAGTCGAAACCAGACATAGTTTTTCTCCTGCATAACCTTTGTCAAACATAGTTTTAAACATTCTGTCCACATCTTTACGTGTTACTGCATCAGCTGCAGACGTTTTAACTAAGTTATCAGAGTTGATTAAGTTAATTACACCAGCCATTTGTCGTCCTTTAGTACCATTTTCATCAGCTTTTACACCAATTAATAGCTTTTTGTTCAAATCTAACTTCATTTCTAATGCACGTTGAGATACTTGATTAGCTAATTCACTACCTACCCCATTTACATCGATAGCATCTAATGTACCTGAAACAGAAGTAGATTTACGGAAAATTTCAGTGTAGTTATTGAACCATTTACGTCCTGAATCTGCATCTTTGTATTCTCCACCTTCTAATTGTGCAGATGAATCTTCTCCATCAAGTTCTGATTCACGCCATTTGATCTCCGTAGAAGTTGCTGGACTAGTTTTGCCAGCTCCTAATAGCCAGCTTAAAAAAGGTGTTGACGGACGTTGTAATGCATTGATTTCTTGTGAAATATCTAAGTATTCTAGATTATTTACTGTAGTTTTTTTCATTTATAAATTCCTCCTAATTAAATGCTTGTAATTTTTGACCTAATGCTTCTTTAGGATTTTCAATCGGCTGAGTTGACTGATTCACATCAGTCGCATTAGTTTGTTGCTTATTACCGAATGCTTTTGTCATTTCCATGTTTTTAATTGCTTCAGCATGCTTTTCATTGATGGTGCTTAAAACACCTGTGAATGACTCTACAGCCTTTTGTGTGAACTCTGTATCTGAACTAACTAAAGTGTTCAACATGAACTGGGAAACTGAATCTTTTAATTCTTTGTCAAGCTCTAACCCCGCGATTTGTTCAGCAACAAAAGCTTTATTTTCGTTCGAACGGCTCTTAGCTTTCTCTGCTTCAAACTCTGCTTTTAATTTCTCAAGTTCTAGCTGTTCTGGTGTTTTGTTCTTTTTAGCTTCTTCATATTGCTTCACAGCTTCCTGTTTTAGCTTATCAAGGTTATTCTGTTTCCACGATTCTAACTGTTTATCTGCAGCACTTTGTGATTGAGATTGAATGAATTTCTGTGCATCTTCATTCGATTCGACAAATGCTTTAAAATCATCAATAGTGAACTCTGGTTCATTTCCCCCACCATCAGCAAACATCTGCAAATTCATTGGTAATAATTTTTTTGTTTTCATTTTGTTTCTCCTTTCGCCCCACGATTCGTTTGCACGCCCCGCATTGCTTTAGATTATTTATTGCGCCCCGCCATTCAATCAAGCCCAGCATTGCGCTAGTTTAGTGTCATTTCGGACAAAAGAAAAAGCCGTTAAAACGACTCAATTTTTAAACCTTTGTAAATGTTTAATAATTTAGGAAACTGAATAGCAATCCAATCCACGACTTCTTCATTTCTTGGCCATTCAGCGTTATGATCAAGCCCTGATTCAAACAAGATAGCATGGATAATTTCATGGCGAATAGTTCTATTTTCGTATACACTCATTTCTTGAAAGTTATCTGGATCTCCATTATCTAAATGAGCAACAAAAATTTCTTTGGTCGTAAAATCAGTGACACCGTCTGCACCGCGCATAAAAGGCTTGTCTACTTCTGTTGTCTCTTTATAAATTGTGTACTCTACGCCTAATACATTAACTTTTGCTTTTTCTTTCATTACTATTTTCCTTTCTCAAATACTCTTCATAATCACTATCTAAATAATCATAGGGATCCATCTAATCACTCCCAATTCTTATGGACCAGTTCAGCGCCTAGCATTTGATAATCAGTGACAGCATCTTTTACATTTTGTAGAGTCCTAGACACAATCGAAATAGTTAATTTACTTTTTTTACCTGGTAATGAATACAAAATATCGACGTGACAATAATTACCGCCCCAAACTAATTCAAGCTCATCTTTGACGATATTACCGTTGCCGTCTCTCAAAGTGTGTTTGGTTAAGTATCGTTCGTTTTCTTGTTCAAAAGCTTTTTTATAGGCTTTTTCTGTACCATTGGTTACTTCTAGATTTAATACTGCTTCGAATAATCCTTTCATGATATCACCTCCAATTTAGGGTATAAAAATAGCACTCAAAGTTATCCTTTAAGTGCTTAGTAAAGTCTGCTATGGTAATCTGACGGGACGTGGACCAATTTATTTTCTTTAATATGCTCATCAATGAATTTCGCTAATTTTTTAGCACCTTGAATAGAAAAATCGAAGTCATCACTCTTTGTTACATCGATATATTCATATATTGGAAACTCATCATGAAAATGTTGTTCATACTTTTTAATTGCAGCATCAATAATAGACCATGCACCCTCTTCGCAACTGAACATTTATTTCACCGCCTTTAAGATGTCATCTAACATATTTTCCCATATTTTCGATGCTGTTGGAAAGACTTCGTACATCATTTTTTTAGCTTCTTTGTTAACAACGGTTTCAGTCATATGAGCAAAAAATTCTGTTTCTTGCATTCCGTATGCTTTCCAGTATTTAGTTCCGTGCCCAAATCCTAACGGGTGATCTATAAAACCACCTGTGGATTCCATCATATCTGACAATGCAGAGTATGCTTTCGGAGATATTTCAGATAGTTTCTTATATTTTCTAACTATAGCACTTTGATCAAAAACAGAAAGTTTTTTTAGATTTTTGACTTGTTGATAATTATCTCCATTTGCTTCTTTTAAATCATTATTGAAAACGTTTAATAAATCTTTTTTTATCGCATTTTTTAATTTATATTCTGGCATTACAGATATGCGATCAAAATCACTGTCTAACATTTCCACACCGATATTATCTATAGCATGACCCAGTTCATGAAATACTACTTGCATTTGAGTTTTATTTTTAGTGCCGTCAAACGCTTCTTTTGATAATTGTATATCATTACCATTAACAAAGCTTTTTGATTCTGAAATGTCTTTAAAACTGAAGCGATTCCCTAAACGATTTAGCAGTTCTTTAATTTGAGTATTATCTATAGAATCTAAACTTTCTATAAACTTCAAATAGTTCTCTTCACCAATTGATTTTGCCATATTTGTTTTATCAAAGATACTAGTTTTTATAGACACTTGCGGATGATTCAACTTAACACCCCACTGATCACTTGCGAATTCGTCTAACAGATCACCGAACATTTCTTCATACAAAGCGTCAATATCATCGCTTATTTCTGGAATTCTTGGTATTTCTGTGCATCTGCACAATGTGTGGTATGGAGGATGTTCATTTTTAATTAATTGGCCATGAAATCCGCCACAAATGGTACAAACTCGTTCATCTTCTGCAGACCAACTTTCTGATTCTTTAACGTTAGCTCCTCTAAATGATTCTCTAATCCCCTCTACAGCAAAATGGGAATATTCCGTTCTGACAAGATTTTCAATCGATCTATTAAACTTTCCCTGCTCTAACTTAAACATGCCGCTAATAACACCATCGTTTTTCATCGTTCTAAGAGCTTCTAAAACACCTTCGCCACTTGCTAAAGAATTAATAATAGAATTACTTAGACGTTGCTCTAAACTTGAAATATTGCCCCACAAGCGAGATGAAAAAGTTTTGCCGCTCCATGGATAATTCAGAATGTTTTCCAGCTCTTTTTTTGATAAACCAGAAGCAGAGCCGCCTAATAATTGCATCAACGCATTAGAATTAGAATTGTAGATTCGTTTTGTAATGTTTTCTAAGTCGTTATTAAATTTACCGTTAACGTCGCTTGCGATTGCTTCATCAGCTAGCGTTGAAAAGATATCTGCTCGTAATTGTAACAAACGATTAACTTTCGCATAGTCATAGGACGGAAAATATTCATCAATGAATTGCTTATAAGCTTCATCTGATTCCATCAACTTTTCATAGTTTTTTTCGATATACTTGCGGTACTTTTCTTGGTCTCGCTTGCTAAAGTCTTCTAGCATTTCACTTTGTGTGATGTCATGTAAATCCGCTTGTGACAATAGCTGTCGTTGAATTTTAACTAAAGCACGTTCAAAAACAGATTCTAGCTCACTAAGAGTTTTCTTCTCTAGTTTCAAACGTGCTTTGTCTTCTAATTCTCGGCGTTTTTCCCAATAACGTTCACTAGCCGTTATTTTCTTCTTCGTCATTATCCGCACCGCCTAGCTTGCCGTATTCCCCGCTTGGATAGTTTTGCCTTTGTTCTAAATTCATCATGTCCGCCTCGTAATCTGGATCTTTAACGAATGGAATTTGATTAATGATAGTACGTTTTGATACATAAGGTGCTAATTTAGGCAACGCCTCAGCAAGATATCCAATATCGGTTGGTAAACTACGACTAAATGTAAACACAATTTTAGAAACATCTACTTCTAATTTATCGTTAAATTTTATAAAAGCTGCCATCGTCTCTGCAACTTCTTTTAATCCTTCTTTGAAGTACTGTTCTTTCGTGTTTGTTTTGGCTTCTAGTGCTATTATTTGCCACTTGCGAGCTTCACCAGAGCTATTGGATTTAAATACTTCATCGTTGAAGTCGATTGACTTAGTGACTGTGTAGTAAAGCTTTTTCAGCTGATTAAGATGATACTCGTTGAAATCTTTGTTAATATCTTTCGTTACATAGCCAACCTTTGCTTGTGGATCCGGCAAATTAATGATGCCTAGCTGTTCCATCATCCTCTGTGCTTCTTCTTCGCCTAAACGAGACCCGCTAATCATCATATACGCTAATTTAAATTGCTCTACCTCGTTTTGCTGGTCTGACAGGCTTCTATCAAATGCATCAGAAAGTTCCTCTGCTACTTCAAAATCGCAATAACGATTCGTGTTGTTTTTAAATTCTGATAGGTAGAATGTTTCTAGTGGATTATCAGTTTCTGATGTCAATTTAAATGTTTCAGCCGCATTCATTAAATTTGTTTCCACGTATCTGTTATACGTTAAGATTTTTTTCTTAGTAACAACTTTCATTTCTTCGAAAAACTTCTTTTGGTGTGTGTCATATTTCTCTCGAATGAAAATATCTGCATTTTCATATTTTTCGGCTCTCCATGGCTCAACATTACATGCCCACAATTGCCACTCTCCCGCAGTTTCAACGGGTTCTAACAAACGAAAAGCAACTCCACAAGCGCCTTGATATCGTGCCGTGTCTGAATCCAACATTGCGAATCGCATTTCTTTAACTAATTCTGCTAGTCTATCGAATTCTTTAGGTGTTTTTATCTTTGCGCTGACGTTACCTAAAAATAAATCCTTTGTTTTTTGAATTAAGGACTTTCTTTGTTCTGTAATATCATAATCCCATTTAACTGGTATACCTGTGAAATGATCAGCTGCTTGATCAACAATGGTGTTGTATAAGCCAGCGTGAAGTTTATTATTCACTTTTATAATTTTTGTGTTTGGTTTAGGTCTGCTATCAATCTCATTTTCTTCACTTGTATAAGCTTTGTATTTACGCTCTCTGTCATCAAAAAACGGCTTCATCTCTGTTATGAAGTCATTTGGATCAAACAGCTCTTCGTTTATTTGCGTAGAATATTTCGTTCGTAATCTTTTATATCGACTCAATGTTAAATCACTTTGAAACAATCATTCCGCCTCCTAAAATTGAATAAATTGAACTTTATTATCATTTGCTAACGTTTCTACAATTCCTGTAACTGCATCTGGTGCATCATCATGTTTATTTTTTCCCTCTCTTTGGTAGGTCGTCATAGCTTCATAAAAATCTGGCCATCTTATTTTCCAATCAGAAGGGAAAAACACGTTATTTTCAACAAGTGCCGCATTAGAAAGGATACGCGATTGTTTGTTTGCCGATTGATGAAATGGCTCGTAATAAGCTCCACGATATCCTCGTTCTTTAACGATTCTTTCTGAATTACGAGAAAAACCACGCCCACCAGAGTTAGACTCAATGCAGGCATGGTTCACCTGATTATTTTTAATTTGTTCTGCATGCGCTGTTTCCGTTTGTTCCATTGGTTCTTTTGTAAACAGAACATCCAATACTTCTGCTTTATGGTCTTCTGTCTCACCAAAAACAATTGAACACAAGTTGTCAGCACCTTTATCTGCCGTATCTGTATAATTCCATATTTTGATATAATTTGAACGCGTTTCATAAGTTGAAAACTTTTGATACAGTCGTCCTTTTAAATCAATTGGTTCTTGTTGGTAGTTAGCTGAAGCAATGTCTGCACCCATTGTTTTCTTTTTGCGGAAATATTCTTCCTTGGAAAGCACAGACTCACAAAGCATTGTATCCGTTTCTTCATCGTACGCTTTCATGCTAATATGTTTTACTTTATAACCTGATTGCGGTAATTCTTTTAATGCTTTACCTGCTAAATCATTAGAATTCCATCTGGTCATAATGATGATGATTTTGCCGCCTGTTTCTAAACGAGATAGCATCGTATTAACAAACCACTCCCAGTGTTTCTCTAATACCATAGCATTATTTGCTTCTTCAGCATTTTTAATTAAATCATCAATGATAATAATGTCTGCACCAAACCCTGTAGCTGTGCCAGTTGGTGACGTTGCTAGATAATTGTTATATCCGCCGGTCAAACTCCATAAGTTCATGGCCCCATCACCAGACTTTATCTCTACACCAGGGAATACATCTGAAAATACAACTCTGTTTTCATCAGCTTTTATTTCTTGAATAGTATTCCTTACGCTTTTAGAAAATGTTGTAGATAGCGTTTCGTTATAAGATCCCGTCATTATTTTTTTTCGAGTGTCATTACCTAACAGCCATTCTACGAATTTACCAGCAGTTCTCGATTTCCCATGTCTCGGCGGTTCGTTGATAACTAGAACGTCATCGTCGCTATCATAAATGAATTCTTGCAGGTCATCACATAACTCTTTTAAATACTCTCTGTCCTGCTTATAAAAGTCAGATGCAGTTAATTTACAATAGTCCCAAAAATAACGACGGGATAATTCTAACTTCGCGCCTAAAACGATTTTATCCATCGCCTTCAGCTAACTTTCTTAATTCTTCCTCAGACAAACCAGCAAAAGGATTGTTAACAGACATTTCACCAGAAACTTGTGTTTCTTTCTTATCTCTCCACTCATCTGGTTTTCTATTTTTCAACCAGAAAATAGCAGATGTCGGGTTAGGAGCCATTTGCTTTGTTACTCGTTTAGTTACTTTCATGCCTGAGTCAGTTAACTCTTTAGTAATTTCGGTATATTCGTAACCCACCGCACTTTTAAACAGTGCATTTTCCACTTGGCGATCTACAACTTCTTTGCCTCTTTTTATGGTGTCCTTAATGTCCGGAAATCGTTTTTTCCATTCATTTAACGTAGAACGACTTATTCCAATATTTTGCGCTATCTGTTCATCGGTGAGGCCGTCTTTAGCCCACCCACCTATTTTTATTAATCCTTCTTCAGTAACCCACTCTGTGTATTTTGCCATGACCTCACCTCCAGTATAATTTTATGTACAAAAATAGACCACTCAGTGAGTGATCTATTATCATTCTTATTGTCCCTTTTTCGCTTTATCCCATTCTATTTTTAAATAATAAGAAATAATTTTTGAAAACTCACTAATTACCTCTCTATATTCTTGTAGGCTTTGATCTATCTCTTCTAATTTACTTTGATAATTAGGTATACTAGTTTTTAAACTCTCATATTCTAATATTTTTTCTTCATTCAGATCTTTTCCTGTTTTTTCTGGTCTATTTTTTTCTTCTACCATTTTATCTACATCTTCAAATTCCAGCGATATCTGGTCAAATAAATCTTTATTCAATTTTTTAGCAATTATTTTTCTATGTTTTGTATAGGACTTATATTTATTATTTTCGTACAATTCTATTAAACATTCAATATACCTTCTAACAAATATATTCTTGTCGTTATTGTTACATTCGTTATAAAGGATTTCCTTGGCTTTTTCAGACACAAAAATATTATCATTTTGTACATAGATATCTTTTTCTATATCTTTAATCGTCTTTGAACTAAAGAAAAGCTTTAATAATTCAGATGTCTCTTCCACTTTTAACCATTGTTCATGAAATGCAATTTCTTCTTTCTGCAATGATAGTAACAATGATATAAGTTCAGATGACTTTTCTCTTACTCCATTTATCCATTCTATTCTTGCCTTTGCCTTTAAATTAGCATCTATTTGTTGTTGTGCTATTTTCTTTTGAGTGCTTACATTGATGAAAACTCCTACAAATGTTAAGCATGCTGCAACAAAGCTGACTAGCGCTGCTATACTTGACCACTGAAAGGTTCCGTCTTTATCAAAAAATATATTTCCTCCAGTTATACCTAAAACATTTAGACTCGTATAATAATTTATTGTTTTAGCAAATAACCAATAATAAAACACCTGTAAACACATCATATAATTTTAGCCTCCATTTTAATATCTCTTTATATTATTTAACATAAAAAAATATATTTCAATGGATATTTGCAAGTCTAGAAATAGACACTCGCAAAACTGTAGAAAAAAAGAGAAGGCTCTTCACCTCCCCTCTAAGAGAACGTATCAGTTTGCGAGTGATAGTGTGATCAGTGTTAGCAACGAGATAATATTTATTTTTGATTTCCTTACACTTCTCACATTACTAATTTACCATGTGAAATAACCTCGATAGTGCACAAATAGTGCAAATTATATATCTAAATTTAATTCTTTTGCGATTTCTTCAAAAAATATTCTTTGTAATTCGAAGGCCTTTCTTCTACTACAAAATATTTTTCCTTGATCAATTAATCCTTGCATAGTGAATCTAGGCCGTTTTTTAAAATGAAGCTCTTGAATGATAGTGATGGTATCCTCACACGATTCACTAAGCACTTTGTCAATGATGCGTTTATTCCGTTCTAAGCTTGCTAGCCGCCTGTCTTGTTCAATCGTAATAAGTAAATTGGCAGCAGCTTCATTATTTCCGTGTGATCCTTTAATGCCACTGTTCAAATCACTTTCTCTAAATGGATAACGTAATTCTTCTTCGCGTTGCCGAATATAGTCATCGGTTTTATAATAGTCTCCTAAAATATCTTTGATATAGTTAAATGTTGACGTCCGCAACTAATCATCATCTCCTAATACTGTTATCGGTCTACCATATTTCAAAATTTTCCATTCGCCATCTTTCATATTGGTTTTATTCATATAATTTCTTTCATCACGAGCAATTGTATAATCGAAAAATAAATCAGCTTGCTCTGATCCATGCAGGTACTCAACATAAACGCCGTCTACTTGACGGCCTAAAATATAAACTTCTGGATAACTCATACACTTGAACCTCCTAAATATAGCCCTAATCCCAAAATAAACGAGCATGAAAGGAAATAAACAAGGTCACTGCTTGTTATGTCATTTCCATACACGAAATGGCTCACGGTTGCTTTTGCTACAAGAATCATTATTGCAATGCCACTAACTTTATTTATTACTCTTTTCCAGTTGCGTTTCATTTATTCACCATCCACCTTCACAGCAAACGGCCAATAGCGCTCATCAACTGCTTTGATTTCTTGTTCTGTTAACATATCCACCTTTTCCTTACATGTCGTAAAATCAATTGCTCCCGCTAAATTTAAAAAAGTATATCCTGTGTTAGTCGCCCCTTTGTCTGGTAATAAAACGTGATATACTGGTCCCTTCTCGACTTCGTAGCCGTGTACTACAGCTCGATAAAATTCATTACTATTTTTACCATACCAATGAATTACCGCGGATAATTCAGAATCCTCACATGTTCTCCCTTCACTGCCGTAATAATCAGCCCACGTGCAGATTTCAAAAATGGGGTCTTCATGTTCTTGAATAAATTTAGCAATCAACTGTGGAATCACGATTTTTTTTGGGTCGTCTAGCTGTTTTGCTAAGCTAATTGCTCTTTCGTTGGCATAGTCAGCACCTCTCAAATAATCAAGGCTGTCTGTAGAAACTTCTATGCATTCTAACTCTTCAATCAATTCTTGTTTATTCATCGCTGTTCCTCCCAAAAAAGTCAACATTTCCTAGGATTTCTAATTCTCCATCTGGGTAAACATCTAACCAATCATGAGCACCAATAAAATTATTAAAGGCATTCAAACCTTTTGTTTTATGATGGTGATTTACTCCAAAACCGACTAATAAAATTTCACCTCGTAACGTTCGAACAACGTCATGATATTTAATTACTTTACCGTTCTTGTCTTTTACCTCTTCAACACAATTTTTGTAATTTTCATAACTCATTCCGCTTCCTCCTCAATACATTTAAACAAGCCCTCTGACTTCTTTAATATTTCTCTTTCCCTTTTATATACATTTTCTTCAAAGAAAGCTTTTGCTTCTTCGTTATTACTTATGTCAATTTCAATATATTCATCTTTGAAAGCTTCTTTAAAGCTCATTCTGCGACCTCCAATTCCCACGGAAAAGGCGTTCTAATGGACCAAACAGGCACAGACCTATGACCACAATCTCGCCATTCTAACCACCAGCAACTACGGTTCTCATTGTCTTCGTCTACTCCGAAACGATATCTAACAAATGCATCTTCAACAATGTAAGGTGTGTTTTCGTCAAGCATTAGTTCTGACCGCCATTCATCTATTGCTTGTTCCCTGGTATATTTTTGTTTATTGAAGCCCATCCAATTATTGAAATCCCCATGAAATGTTTCACAATCAAACTTGCTTTTTCCTTTAATCGCCATTTATTTGTCCTCCAATAGTTCTGGATTTTCGTGGATTCTAGCTCTGATTGTCGTCCAATCTACTTGGTAAAGATTAGCAATATAATTTTTAGAAAACCCGAATTTCAATAAATCTTTTAACTCATTTGCTGGAATATTTCTTCTTTTCTTGAATTTTATTCCTTTTCTTTTTTTATTGGCTGCTGATATTTTTGCCTTTGTTGATTGAGAAAGAACTTTTCCTTTATTATGCTTGCTGTTATGTCCGCTGTTTATCATCACGCTGAGATTCGATTTTCTTGCATCTAGTTTATTTCCATTTAAGTGATGTACACTAGCATGAAAGGGTAATCTTATTTTCAGCCAATACTGCATTAACAACCTATGGACATGAATTTTTTCGTCTCCAATAGAAACTGCTGGATATTTCCCGTGTAAATAAATGGTCTTATTTCCTAAAGTTGGTGATTTTTGATACCACAGAATTGCATTCGATAACTCTTCTTCATCGACTAGGCAGCTACACTTGTTTTTGAATTTAATTTCTTTTTGTATCTTCACTGTCATTTAAAAGATCACCATCCTCATAAACATTTCCAATAACTTCGATAGTTTCAAATACATTACACATAATCGCCGATAACACATTACTGTCATAATGGTAAGTTGGAGGATACTCGATATCGAACGCTGGGTAACCTTCATTACTATAATTTTTGACTATACTGATATAACTATCTTCTTCGCTTTCTCCATCGGTTACTTTTACTACATCACCCTCAAAAATCTCCACGCCATTCTTGTCTTTCAGGCCGGTGGATTGCATGAGTTGATATTCCCAACCGTTTAGTATTACGGTAAACCACTCCGAGAACTCATGCCCTCTTGGTGGGCAGTGCGCTATGAGATTGTCTTCCGCCCAGACGAGATGTTGAATTTCTCGCATAACTTTACTATCTTTATCCCACGCTCTAAACTTTGGAATCATCTTCTCCACTCTCTTTTCTTTATCTGATTTTTATTAGTAGACAGGCCGCTTTTCACATGGTTCATTAAAATTCTCTGCGTTTATTTTCCAAAAATCGTTGACAGCTTTTTCATATTGTTCTGCGTTGTAAGAATAGCCTTCGTCATCTTTTGACAAATGAATTAAATTGTTATTGTGATAAATAGCAGCAGAAAGTTTGTTATACAACGGCTCATGGTCAAGCCACGACTTGCCTATTTCCATAACAGTGACAGTTGGACCTGTACTTAAACCACTCAAAACTCTGATTTTTTGAGACATCATTTGTAATTCCCATGCACGAATTTTATCTGACTTTCTTATCATCTTCTTCACTCGCTTTCTAATCTACTGGCAATATCAGCAATGACTGGCACTGTTACACTGTTTCCTGCTTGCTTATATAATTGGCTATCGCTGTTTACTTCTTTTGCTTTATCAAACGACCAGTCAGGAAACCCTTGAAGCCTCCAACATTCACGAGGTGTTAGTTTGCGGATTTGATAATTATCTATTAATATTTTTGGTTCTAATCCTCCACCTTGCATGCAATTTAAGCAGGGGCTGATCCCGTTAGGATTATAAACTCTTCCACGGTGCGGATTTCCACCAAAGGAATCTGTTTTAACGATATTCCCAACTTGTAAAACACCATGTCTATCTTGAGCAGTCAAAGTAAACGTTCTGTCGTTTTTTTGAAAGGAAATACTTTTCTGGTACGTTCTCCTCTAAGATGTCCGATAATGAATACTCGCTCCCTGTTCTGTGGAACGTAGTCTTTAGAGTTAAGCACTTGCCATTCCACATCATACCCGAGTTCATCCAAGGCTCTGAGGATTGTCTCGAACGTAGCCCCTCCTTCGTGGTTAAGCAATCCTTTGACGTTCTCAAGGAATAAATAGCGTGGTCTGAGAATAGATGCGAACCTTGCAATTTCAAAGAAGAGAGTTCCTCTAGTATCTTCAAAACCTTTTCGTTTTCCTGCAATCGAGAAAGCTTGGCACGGAAATCCTCCACAGATAACGTCAACACTTCCGATTCCCCGAATAAATTCATCTGATATTGTTGTGATGTCATGCATTTCCACCTCTCCTGTTGTGTCATGGATTGCTTTATAACTAGTTCGTGCGAATTTATCTATTTCACAAAAACCTATGCATTCATGACCGGCTGATTCCATACCCAAACGGAAACCGCCAATGCCTGCAAATAAATCTAAAAATTTCATAATTCAAAGGAGTAAAAAGCTTTTTACTGTGGTCGACCAAACCTCCACTCCCTTCTACAAATTCACTGGCTCTTTTTTATAACCAGCATCAATCAAAATACTTTCAATCACATAAAGGTCCGTTTTCTGCTTTAAACTAGCCTTAAATTTATTGGCAATATTTCTAGCTTTGTCTAAAGAAACGACCTCATATTTTCTAGCCAATGCATCCGCAATAATAGCGGATGTTGGCGTGTAATATATCTCCAGCAAAATGAACACTCACTTTCATTTCATAAATCTAATTTAAATGTTCAGCTTTGTATTCCCAGAATTTGTTTCTAGGCATTCCTAACGCTTCTATGATTGCATTCACTGAATAACCAACCCACTGCAAATACAAATATTCTTGAATGGTGAACTTGTCTTTATCAATTGAGCTGATTGGTTTAGATTTATCCATTGTTTGCTCACCAATCTCCTTACCAAGCATTTTAATTTGACGATAGACCATGCTTTTTGGATGTATATACCAGTCTGGGTTTTCATTCATTAACTTAAGCATTTCTTTTCGCTTTTGCTTTTTTTCAGCTTGAATACGTGCTATATCTTCAAAAATTACACTTTTCATTTCGTTAACCTCCTAGAACGGCAGATCATCATCGCTAATGTCGATTGAATTACCTGCACCTGCGAACGGATCTACATCTCCACCAAACGATATTTGTTGGCTGTTATTTTGCTGATTTAAGCCTTTGTTTTGATTCGCAGCATAATTACTCTCGAAATTATTTTGAACGCCTGTAACGCTATTCTGTGAACTCTGAATGCTATTTCTATTCTCATTGGCGCTTTTTGCCTCTAATAATTGGAAACTCTCGCAAACAACTTCAGTCACATAGACACGTTGGCCTTGTTGGTTGTCATAATTACGAGTTTGAATTCTGCCAACAACTCCTAATAATGTTCCTTTACGAGCATAATTAGCCATTGTTTCAGCAGGCTTACGCCAAATTACACAGTTGATAAAATCCGCTTCTCGTTCGCCGTTTTGGTTTGTAAAGTTACGGTTCACAGCAAGAGTAAAGCTTCCAACTGCAGAACCACTTGCGGTGTAGCGTAAATCAGGATCTTTTGTCAATCTTCCGACTAATACCACATTATTTATCATTCAAATCACTCTCCTTAACGAACACACCATTGACATTTTTTCCCTTACGATCTTTAATCTCGTTATACGCTTGGTTCAGACATTCGTATAAATCCATATCATTTTGAATAGCGAGAATAACTAGTGTCACAACAACATCACCGATACCATCCCTTAAATCATTTTTATTATTTCTTGCTAATGCTGCTGCGACTTCTCCGACTTCTTCAACCACTTTTAGCATTTGTTTCTCAGGCTCTGCGATATCTAAATTTTTTTCTCTTGCCCATTCTTCCACTAGTTTAACTAATTCATCCATGTTTTCATCCTCCTAATAGTTCTTGCATTTGCCGTTCTAACTTCGCTTGTTCTTTGTCAGAAAGAGGCACGTCTTCTTGCATCCCATTCCAATTTGGTAACTGCTCTTGTCTCACTGGCGCCTTAGAATACGCAGGCTGTTTATTTGTTTGAGATAAATCATATTCATCGTTATAACGATCATCACGGATCCAACGAAATAATTCTTGTGGATGGTACCAATCATTTAATTTAATATACGCAAGATAGTCTTTATATCCTTTTTTAAACGACTCTAAATCTTCTTCCGTCTTGAACTTCTTTAAAAATTGTTCTCTAGCTTTTTTCTTGTTGGTTTTCTTTGGATAAGTTTTCCAAACTTTTTCGAATAATTCAGGCATAGTTGAGCTCGGCTCAACACTATTCTTTTTATTCTTTGTATTATTCTCTGTATTATTAAGTAATGTATTATTATCTTTGGCGTTTTCGCCTATACCCCTATAGTTATTTTTACCTATACCCTCTAGTTGTTTTCGCCTATACCTATCGGTAATTTTAACTACACGTCTCTCTATTGATTTTGTCCCTGATTTGTACTGATAGCTTACGTCAATGTAGCCTTTTTCTTTTAATCCAGATATAAGTTTAGAAACCCTATCTTTACTAAGACCAAAGAAATTTGAAAAGTATTCATTGCTAGCAAAACAGCCATTTTCATTGTCTAAACTATCAATCTCAACTATCAAAAATTTTTCTATCCAGCTTAATTCATCATCAAGCCAAACGTTTTTAGGGATCCAAATACCTTTAAACGCTCTCTCCATTTGTTATCCCCCTATGTTTAATTTTTTACGTTCATCCGTATTCAATTTCACTGGTTTAATTTGATACTTATTCAAAAAGTTCTTAGTACCTATTTGGTGCTCCTCTTGATGGTGCTGACGACATCCTGCATAAAATGTGAATGTCTCATGATTAATCTTTTTACGATTACGCCCCATACCAACAACTTCAATATGGCAAACGTCAGCATGCTTACCGCAAATACAGCACTTACGATATTTCAGACAGTAATAAAACCATTTGTTATTTTCAAGCAAATATTGGTATCTTTTTTCCAGTGGTATATCGTTTTTCAAAATGAACTCAATCAAGAAACCGATCCACTCCGTCGCTTCATTCTTGGTAGCTCGACTATGTTCAAAATAAACACCACTCTTAGCCTCGTAGTAGTATTTCAAGACACTTTCAATCCATTTAGGTTCGTCATAGCTCCAACGTGCCACATCGGCTATTAGAACGTGAGAAAGTGCATTCTGTTTTTGAGACATCTGTCGATTATCTAAGAATTCAACTTTCGCTAAATTATCATCGTTATTAGCCAGAAGTTCGAGAAAATTTGAATTTATTTCATCCTCAAATTCGATGGCCAACATATTCCCTTTATGTTTTATGATTTTCCCAATCATTCAATCACTTCTTTTCAAAATCATTTGCAATCGGAGGATTTGCCTCGTCAAATAATTCTGTTTGTTCTTCATCGAGTTCGTTTTCACTTTGTTGTTCCACAGTAGGAACTTCAATCTTTTCTAACATTTCTTTCATACGCTCAAGAACTTTAGTTTTTACGTTTTTTAAAGGTACGTTGTTAATCTTGCTGTGCAACTCTTTAAACATATTTTCATGATTTTCAGATTGTGTAGCAAGTTCTGTAATACTACTAATTAATTCATCTTTTAATTTTTCTAAATCTATTCCTTCGCTACTCCATTCATATATTTTTTCGCCTACTTCTTTTGTTATTTTAAAAGGCATATTAAACATATTTGAGTTATCTTTTGTAGCTTCCGCTATGTGGTCCTGATCAATACGTAAAGCGATAGCAAATTCATATTCCAAACTATCTTTTTGATCAGGTTTCAACCCTAGTTTTACTACTTGTGTTTTACCTTGTTCATTTTTTTCCATGTCGTAGGCTTGCTTACTTCTAGACGTTCCAATCACATACATTGAATTTCCTGTTACTAACTTAAGAAATTCTTTCTCTAATGGTTTTACTTTATTCCAAGCCAACATTTGATTTTTAGAGTTGCCTCTCTGATGGTTTTCTACTTGTTCTAAAATGCCACCTTCACCACTCCAAGCATGCGTTAGAGAATCGACTATAACCACTTCAACCCCAGCTTGTTTGAATAAATTAAAAGCCTGTATATATCGCTGTACAGTAAATGGTGCTTCAAAATCAATATGCAAAAATTCCCCTATGTCGACATTTCTAATGGTTGAATCAGCATATAACAACGATCGTTTGTGCTCAGTGTCAATGACACCTATTTTTTCCCATTGTTCTTGTTCTGATAAGTCTGAATGCATTTTTTCAATAATTCCTTTAGCAATAAACAACGCACTTACTGTTTTTCCACTACCACTTGCGCCAGTTATCATGATAGGAACTTTTATTTTTTCGCGTTTAGCCTTTTTTATTTCCATATTGAAACCTCCTATCTAATTCTCAAACTCTTAGTTTGAACTAATTCTGCACCTTTGATTTCCCCATGTTTCAGTTCTTCTTTCAAAGCTGTTTTATCAACTTTGGGAGGTTGAGGAATTAAAAAGCCAATAGGAATTAATTTTTCGTCTATAATATTCACAGAAACTGGATTGTTTTGAATTCCTACATTGAATAATTCGCCCTTGATTTTCGTTTTGCCGACCTTTTCCATTTCATCTTGCAGATATCCTTTTAGGTTCTTTACATTGTTAGAAAGCGTTGTTTTTCGTGACTGTAGCCGTTTGATTTCTTTTTCAACAATAGATATGTTGCTCTCAAGTTCTTTAACTACTTTTGCTGTGTTTTCTACTTTTAAATCGATTGAATCGCTAATACTATCTAACGTATCTTTTAATGTTCCATCATCAAGCTCTTCAGCTAATGACAAAACTTTTAAATAATCGTTGCTAAGTTCATAAAGTGTTGCCACGGCTATCTTCCTCCTCGTCATATTCCCATTCTGGTTCGATTTTCTGTAATTCTTCTGACGGCTCTGTTAAAAATTGATCTAGCGCATCTGCTTCACTACGATTCATTCACAAGACCTCGTTTCTGTGATATAATTTTCTTAGTATATTTTTGTATGCGACTTATTGCTTGCCGGCTTAAGTCGCTTTTTTGTCGTCATACAACACCTCTGCGCTCTTTTTGTTGTGCAATGTATATTTTATTTTTTTGTTGCTGGTACCATAAATCAGCAAGTTTTTTCGTTTGCTGTAATTTTTCTTTCCTTGTCATTTATTTACCTCTCTATCTTCAAGTGCCAGATCATAAAACAGTGTCCAAATGATGAATAAGCCGATATATACATTTTGGATAATCGGATTAAAATCTCCGCCTACTAGCAGTCCTAATCCGAATACGATTAGCAATACTGCAATTCTTCTTAGGTTATAAATTTTTCTCATTTCATTTCTCCTTATACATGGATTCTATTTTGAATTTCTAAATATCTTAAAAATTCGAGTTCTTTTTCAATTTGATATGCTTTTCCTTCGGTCAGTTGTTCTGATTGTCTAAGCGCTGCTCTATCATCTTGTAGCTGTTTACGCTCTTTTTTGATTTGGTTGAGTATCCAACTTTCTTGTTCAGTTGTATAAGCCATAATATTCTCCTTACGCAATGTCGTTTAAGTCAAAGCTCATTTGTCTTACAACTGTTTTTGTGGCTGTAGACGGCTCCCAGTCATTGATATACTCAATTACCATTGGATAATGTTTTTCTCTTAATTGTGATCGGGTACCCACACCTGTGATTTGCTTAATACCTGAATTAATATCTTTGTAAAGCTTGCCACGCTGTTCCTTTGTGATTTTTCCAAATCCTCTTGCAACTTCTGCTACTCGTTGATGAACTCGACGTGACAAGTAGCTATAATCATCTGCACCGATTTTTTGATTGTCTTTTAAGTCGGCTACTTCTTTTTCAATTACATCTACACGCTCATTTGTTTCTTCATTTGCTGATAAAGCAAGCATCGCCAATTGTCTTTGCGAGGTTGGAAGTTTAGGCTGTTGAATTTCTTTTTCCATTTGATTAAAAGCTTCAATGTATTTCAGTTTGAATTGCAAAGCTTTTTGACCAGTGAATCCCATTGCTAGTAGTGTGAATCCGTCACGGTTCATAATTACTTGGCGATAAGACTGTTTGTTTTGTGGATGAATATAGGTATCTTCGTAAAATAGGTGTGCCGAATTTTCGGCTACCCCTTGTTTCAATTCGTCAATCGCTTCCAAAACATGCTTATGTTGTTTTTCAAATACTTCTGCAACTTGTAAACTACTTGTTACTGCTTCTTGGTCTTTCATAATTACTAAATTATTCATTCGCTTTATTTCCTTTCTGGTATAATTTTCTTATCAGCAAGTGGTCTGCTGAAATAATTTATGATTGGTGGTGAAAATATTATGGGTATTAAGATAAATGGTATGGATAACTTAAGAAAAAAATTAAATGATCCTGCTACACTTGCAAAAAAAGCAATGGATAGTAAGGGTGGCCATCCTATAAAGTGTCCTAATTGCGGAAAAACAATCAAAGTAACATCAAATGGTGCTAAGTGTACTTGTGGACAGAAAATAGAACTTAATTTTTAAGGTCTACATCAAATTCAACTGAAGCCAATTCGTCTGCCAACGTTTTGGCTTCTTTTATTAATCCAATTAATCTTTCTGCTTTTTTTGTAGCTTCTTCAATTCCTTTAACTTCCACATTAATTTGTAATGACTGTTCCTTCTGCATTTTTTTTCATCTCCCATTCTGATTTTGTTTCACTCCTGATAAAATTTTCTCAATTTTCTCTTGACGAGTAGTTATTCTCCTAGCTAATTCTTCCGATATTTTATTAATGCCACATTGCGGGTTTACATTAATATTTTTTGGATCCTTGCTACTCTCAATAGCTTGGAGCATTTTTGCTATCTCTTCTGGTGTTCCTTCGATTGTTATTTTCATGTTCTCACTCCTTATTTAAAATTTCGCTTGCCCAAGATTTATCTTTTTTGTGATAGAAGCCATCTGCGACACTCTTCTTTGTCGTAGAACTTCCCTTGTTTACTTACTGATCCATGCGGAAGACCTAGCTTCTCCCATTCCCTTATTGTTGTAGTGGATACATTGAAATATTTTGCAATCTCTGTTTGATTTAAAACTCGCTTATCAATTGAGGTATCTCTTCGTGCTTTTTCTATTTCATCAACAATAATTCCATGTACAAAATCCCTTAGAGAAGCTTCATTTTCTGGAGTTAAAATCACTTCCATTTTTTACACATCCTATCTGATTTTGTAATAAGCAATAATATCGGTCATTTGCTTTAAATGTTTTTCTGGATTGTTTAGGATTTTTCGTAGATATTGTTCTGTAATTCCTAACGCACTTGCTACATCAGGAATTTCCCAATCGTTAGATTTAAAATGGTCTAAAATTTTTTGACGTGTTTCTTGAATATTTGCCATGCTTTTTCTCCTTTCTCTGAATTAGTAAACAAATTAATCAACTAATTTCTAAATTTGGTTGACACGAATAGAGTTTTATTCTATAATCAAAACGTAATTAAATAAGACATTGAAACATTGATTTATAGCTTTCTTGGCGGTTAGCGTTCATTTATCAATATTGTTTTTTGTTGTCTTTTTAGTTGATTAACTTGTTTACAAAATACAGTATAGAGCTTAAACTCTGATTTGTCAATTAAAATAGAGTTTTTTTCTAAACTTTTTTTGTAAGCATTCAGAAAGGTTGTCAAATCAATGAATACTTATGAAATAATAAAAGAATTAGCAAAAAGGAAGAAGATGTCCATTCGACAATTAGAAATTACTCTAGGCTACTCAAATGGATATTTTAGCAAGTGGAAAAAAGTTTCTCCAAATTCAGAAGGTCTAAGAAAAGTAGCTGACTACTTTGATGTATCTGTAGACTACCTTCTTGGAAGAGAACTCAAAGAAGCTCCAAAAAAAGTAGATTTATCAGAAGATGATACTGTATTTTCATTTGATGGAAAAGAAATTTCAAAGGAGACAATGCGTAAAGCAATTGCTATTGCTAAAGCTTTGGAAGAAAACGAGTAATTGGAGTGGTAGTTGGTATGTATTTAAAACTGAAAGAATTGCTAAGTGATTATAATTTAAAATTGGTTTATATGGAAATGGAAGAATCTGGATTCTACTATCCTAAGCCAAGAATCGTTTTTTTAAACGAAAAATTACATGAGGATAGAGCAGAAGCCTTTCATTTAGCACATGAGCTCGGCCATTTTATCGCTTCACACTACGAATATACAACGTTATATGATAGCTCTATTACTTTTCATTCAAAGTTTGAGACAGAAGCTAATAAAATAGCAATTATAATTATATTAAACATTTTTGTAGAAAATGAACTAACGGATGAATCACAATTTAAATTAGATAATTTCATGGATTTTTATTCTATCAATAGTAATTTAAGAACGGAATGTTTCGATGTTTGTCATTCATACTTCAAAAAGAATTATTCTTACGCACAGTAAAAAAGCCCGTGCGACAACACGGACTTAAAACCTCATTTCGAGATTTAGCTTACAAATTTATTATATCAAATAGAAAGAGGTTTTCATATGGAATTTTTAGTTTTAATCGGGTTGTTAGGTATACTTGTTAGTCTCATTTTGTTTATTATTTCGCTTTTCAAAAAACAGCCTAAGAAAAAAGCTTTATTATTTTTAGTTATTAGTTTTATTTTAATGGTTACCGGTGCATTAAATATAAATAAAAAAACTCAAAATAACAGAAATGATAAAACCACCGTTACTGAAGCAAAAAACTATCAGAAACAAAATCAAGAAAAGTTAAATGAAGAACTTAATAACTATAAAAACGAAGATTACCCGTATATTTTAAGTGCGGAAGTAGATACAAAATCTAATAACAATATTAATTACGTACAACTAAATTTATCTACTGATTGGGAAAATTTAGATTCCACTGACAGACAAAACTACATCGGTGTTTTAAAAGCAATCGCATCACCTTTCACGAAAGATAATAAATTACCTTTTATGCAAATAAAAGCGGGTGATGAAATCGTAGCTAGATCTGAAGCGCTGGATACTAATAAAATCAAAATACTAAAATAAAAGATTCCCCTCTCTGGTGAGTTCTAGCATGTTCGATTCATGCTAGGGGCTTTAAAATTTAATAAGGAGGTGCTAGAAATTTGTCATTCCTTCTATTCGCTTGCCCAAGTGGAAAGGATAAAAAATGGCAACTTTTAAACAATACACAAAAAAAGGACAAAAATACTGGAAAGTAACTGCCTATTTAGGCGTAGATTATTTAACTGGAAAACAAATTAATGTCACTATCAGAAACTGTAATACAAAAAAAGAAGCACAGCTCAAGCTTAATCAAAAAAAATTAGATTTTGATAATGGAAATCTAGCTAACGAGCATACTCGTTTAACCACTTTTGAAGAAGTTTATTATATGTGGTTGGACGAATACAAAAAAACAGTTAGGGAATCCACATTCATAGCTACTGAACGCCGTATGAAAAAGCACATTTTACCCACATTCGGGAAAATGAGACTTGAGCGTTTAACAGTAAAGATCGTGCAAAGATCTGTTAATGAATGGTATAAAAAGAATGAAATGGGAAAAGTACTTTTGAGTTATGCTTCTCGTGTTTGTGACTATGCTGTTGGTTTAGAAATAATAGACTCAAACCCATTTAAGAAAATAACTAAGCCTAGTTCGCTAAAGAAAGTAGAAAAGAATACAAAAAGAAAGTTCTATACAAAAGACGAACTGGAACATTTCTTAAATACAGCTGATAGCATTGCCAATCAAGCCAAAGAAGAAAGTTTAGTTCTAAAATACTATGCTGACTTAGACTGTGCTATTTTTCGCTTACTTTCTTTTACTGGTATACGTGTTGGTGAAGCTTTAGCATTGAATTGGAATGATATTGATATTAAAAAGCAGGTAGTTAATATAAATAAAACTACTGCTATCAGTACAAATGGATTGACTATAAACGATCCTAAAACTCCCAATTCTATTCGTAAAATTTCTTTTGATAACAAGACTGCTTATATCTTAAAAAAATGGAAACTTAGACAGTGTGAGGCTTTAATGAAAAAAGGTGGGTTTAAAACACAACTTATTTTCACAAAAATTGATGGTACCATGTTCCGAAGTCAAGACATTTACCAACGTTCCAAAAGATTGGCAGAAAAAGCTAACTTACATTCTATTGGTTGTCATGGTTTTCGGCATACCCACGCAACATTATTATTCGAATCAGATAATGTTAGGTCTAAAATAATCCAAGAACGTTTAGGACATTCTTCTTTACAAATAACTATGGATACTTACACTCATGTTTCTGATGAAGTTACTAAAGAAGCAACAGATGCTTTCAGTAGCTATGTAAATTTTTAA